CTTACCTAGAGAAATTCTTTTCCAAACAAGGTATATCGGAACGTATGCACAGGGCATATATGCGTTTAGACCAAGCATTAGATGCAACTAGGCCTATGAAATTTGGTTCTGGTGCAGGAATGACTGTTGAACACGTTGAAGATTGGCCTTCTAGGTTAGATGCCATTAATAAAATATTAAAGATTAAAGGGGATTTCTCTCCAGAACAGCACGAACACGTTTTCCAAAGTATGTTTGAGGGAAAAAGTGAAAGTGAGAAACAAAAAATATTAGACGAAGCAGATCAAATATTGCGTGATGCACAAGATAACGCTGAATGGGAAGAAGAATAGTTAGTGGCTATCACTACAGTTACTGAAGCAACGAAGGTAAAACTTTCTGCCGCTAGAGATTCAGCATTGAAATCTATTGATCCAAAGATAAATGACAATGCGTTCCTAAACTTTCTAGCGATGGTGAAGACGAAAGACGAGAAAGACGAAGGAAAAGTTAAGTTATTTCCTCGAAAGAAGTATATCAAGGATTTGGCACATCTATTCCAACATGAAAAGTTGTTACTGATTCCAAAAAGTAGACAGATGACTATTAGTTGGTTAGCTGTTGCGTATTGTGTATGGAGAGCATATACAAGACCAAATCAATTAATACTCTGGCAATCCAAGAACTTTGATGATGCTGCTGCGATGGTGTTTGATAGAGATGACCCACAGGTAGCGAGATGTTCTTTCGTATGTTGGCATTTGCCAGAATATATATTTGATCGCCCAAAACCTTCTCAAGGAAACCTTCTATGGAACAATGGTTCTATAGTGAAAGCAATTAAACAGGGAGCAGACGTGATTCGTTCCAGAGCTGCCTCGGTTATTATCTCTGATGAGATGGGCTTTCAAGAAGAAGCTGCTAATGCGTATATGGCTGCCAAACCAGCTATCACAGGTGGGGGACAGTTCATAGGTATCAGTTCAGCAAACGCAGGATTCTTTTGGGATTTAGTAGAGGATGTCGCATGATTACAGTGGATTCAACAGTTATTAAATTAACAGTGGAAGGTGGAAGTCTTTCCGATTGGAATGGGGCTAATGGTATTGTTGCTGCAACGGAACACAATGGAAAATGGTTATTGGTAAATAGCAAAGGATTAATATTTTCTATAGATTTAGATCAATTATCACCATCACCAAAAGTAATTAAAGAAGAACCAATAGTTGTAGAAGCAAAACCAATGGAACCAAAGGAACCAATAAGAACTACGCCTAAACTGCCAACACAAAGAAAACGATATGCCACAACAAAATCAAGGTCTAACAGTAGCCAAGAATAAAAATGGTTTCACTATAGCCAGAGTACATTATTCGGCTGATCCAGAGAAAGCAAAACAGGAATGGATAGCGAAAGAAAAGAAAGGTATGCCTGATTGGGCTTGGCGTAAGGAGTTTGAGATGGACCCATACGCTGCGAGTGGTAAACCTGTATTTCCTGAACTACCACGTTGGGCTGAATATGTATATAAACCATTACATCATGTAGTTAAAGACGGAATTATTCCTTCTTGGTGGCCTCGATATGCTGGATTTGACTGGGGTGGTTCTAACCCCAGTGCATTTGAATTAGCAACGATATCTCCTACTGGAACGATTATATTCTATTGGGAATATTATAGACCGAAACAAAAGCCACAAGAGATTAATGCTGCTATTCAAGCACACCCTGATTGGGAAGATTTGGTATTTGTAGCACACGATCCTTCTATGAGAACGATGTTGCAGTGGGGTGGTGGTGTTGGTAAGGGTGATAGAGAACAAATAAAAACGCTTGGTGATATGTTTACCGAGTTTGGTTGGCCTTTAGTACCTGGTCGTGCTGGTGATGATGTGGCTTTTGCACAAGCATTGTATAAAGCATGGCAGAATTTAGAAGACCCTAAAGTAATTATTACTCATGCCTGTCCTAAACTTTGGTGGGAACTGAACCATTTAAGACATGATGAGTTAAATCAGTCTCAGGTTATGAAAAAGAATGAGCCTGAACGAATAGTACAGAAAGATAACCATGCGTTTGATGCAATTAAGTATTTAATACAGACACACCCTGCTGGACCAGATGGTGCAGAGATATGGGATAGCATGACTAAGGAACAGAAAGTAAAGTATCCAAAGAAATATCGAGACGAGGAAGAAGTGTATGATCCTTATTTGGGAGGATTAACTTGATAGAGACAATATTTTCAGCTTCGTTTGGCTTGGTTTGTCTTTGTCTTCTTATTTTGAAAGAGAGAGAGAGGACTAAAGACAAGGAAAGACATTTCGCTGTAGAGAAAGAGTTGTTAGATAGGATTATGTCTAGGGATTATGGAGAATATTCTGCCAATCAAAACTTAGACTATTCTGAAACTAACAATGGAAATGGATTTACAGCTTCAGAAAACGAAACTTCTATTTATTTACAGGCGTTGGGAGAGGATTTACCTCCTAACTTAATGTCTGAATATAGTACAAATAAAGGTGATGTAGATGGCAGAGGATAAAATCACGCTTGATCCAACTACTCCTAGAGAGTTGCAAGATGAAATAGATCACACCAAAACAGAAACTGGTGCGATGGCGATGGTGCAAGAGGAATGGGAAAAGGGTATAAATCGTATGCAACCCTATCACCGACAATGGTTTCTAAATACTGCATATTTACTTGGATTTCAGCATTTAGTATGGCATCCATCAAGAAATAGATTATGGCTACCTCCTTCTAGGAGAAGACAAGTTAGAATGACATCTAATTTAATGATGTCTGCTTATAGAATTAATTTATCTAAATTGTCTAGTGGTAATGCAGCTATAAGTGTTTTACCTAATTCTAACGAACAAGAAGATGTAGATGCTGCACGTTTAGCCCAAAAGGTATGGTTTCATATTAAAAATGACGTGCATTGGAAACAATTAAAGAGAAGATTGGTTGGTTGGGTCTTATCTTGTGGAAATGGTTTCTTGTTAACAGAATGGAATCCTAATTCTGGTGAGATGTTATCTAGTGTTAAAGAAGAAACTACTGAAATAGAGCAAGTAGATGAAATGGGTAATCCCATGATGAACGAAATGGGAGAACCTGTAATGCAATCGAAACAACAAGTCGTGGGAGTGGAACAATATAGAACTGGAAAGTTATCTATTAAAACTTTATCCCCTTTCTCAGTAATTCCTATAGGAAGTGGAACAGAGTTAGATGAATGTGATTCCGCTATAGTCGGAGAGTGGTTATCTTTAGAAGAAATACGAAGACAGTTTCCAGATAAAGGAAAATATGTAACGCCAGAATATAGAGATACAGCATCTACGTTTGAAAAGTTTTTAGATGGACTTGTATCTCCAACCACATCACAAATTAACCCACAAGGAGCAAGTGGAGAACCCTCTGAAAAAGGGGCAGTAGTAAAAAGGTATTGGCAAAAATCTACTCCAGAGTTTCCTGATGGAAGAATGATTATATGTGCGAATAATATAATGTTGTTTATGGGAGACAATCCCACACCAAAAGATAATAATGGCGATAGGCCTCTACCTCTTGTACATTATAGAGAGATTGATGTTCCTTTCCGTTTATGGGGAAGAAGTTCTTTAGAAGATCAGATACCAGATCAGAAAGCATACAATAAGGCATTATCTATTATATTAGAACATCATTCGTTATTTAAAGGTAAATGGATTGTACCTAGAGGTGCACATCTCAAAGAATCAAACCTAGATTCCTCTGCCGATGAAGTAGTGGAAGCAATTCCTATTGGTGGACAAATGCCACACATGGCAAATATACACCCTCCGCAACCTACTTTGTTTAATGTGTTAAAGCAACACAGAGAAAATATGATGGAGCAATCAGGGGTTAGAGAAGTATCGAGAGGTGCTTTACCTTCTGGTGCAAGAAGTGGTGTCGCTATTCAATTACTACAAGAATCAGATACCACACAAATAGGAACTACAGCGATAGATATAGCAGAAGCAGACGCTAGGGTAGCAAATTTAGCTTTATTAATAGCTTCGGAAAGAATGGTAGTTCCTCAAAAGATTCGTATCATTGGAAAAAATAACGAAGTAGATGTCGTAGATAACTTTACTGGAGATATGCTTCGAGGAAATACACAGGTTGTAGTGGCAGGAACATTAGGTGCTCCATTTAGTTTAGTGGCAAGGAAAGCAGAAATACTCGATATGGAACAGAGAGGTGCATTTATTAATCCTGAAACTGGTAGAACCGATTGGCGTACAGTCATGGAGTTACTAGAGTTTGGACAAACACAAGATGTATTCTCTGAACAAGCACTTGATGAAGCACAGGCAGAAACAGAAAATAGAGAAATGGTTAATGGTGCTATGCCTATAGCAAAACGATATCAAGATCACCAGCTACACGTTAAGATACATAACCGAAGACGTAAAGCACCAGAATATATAGAATTAATTAAACAACAACCACAAATAGACCAAATGTACGAACAACACCTGCAACAGCATGGTGCATTTTTAACTGAACAAATCCAAGCAGCAAATGCTCAAGCTATGGCTGCTCAAATGGGAGGCCAACAGCAAGGTGGGGCCATCCAAGAAGAAGTTCAAGACGATCAGTTTGCTACCCCTGACGAGGGAATACAGCAAGGAGGCCCAATGTAATGCCAGATAAACATGGAACTTGGTATCATAGTTATTCAACTGGTCCAATTACAGTACCTACAGCGACAGCGATATTTATATCTTCGACTGTAACCAATGTAAATGGCCCAAATCCGAAACAAAGAATACATCAAACTATTTTAGATAGAGTGATTATTTCTGCAACTGCAACAGCAGCACAGGTACAACTTAGTGTCGGTGGTACTGCGATATTGCCAACACTAATGCTAAACACAGCAACAACAATAGATTTGAAAGACCTTAACATTGTTTCAACTGCCGATATTGCTGTTCATGGTTTAGTTGGAGCAGGAACTATCTACGCCCAATTTAGACGTAGTGGAAACTAACTATATTAGGAGAGCAACATGGCAGAACAAGATCAAACCACAGATATGGGAACTCCTCAAGAGGAACAATTCCAAGATGTAGGAGATCAGAACATCGGTGAAATACCTGCCGATACAAGTGATCCGAACTCTTTAAAGTTAAAGGTAAGTGGAAAAGAGGTAGACTGGGACATTAATGACCCTAGAACAACGGAACTATTACAGAAAGGTTATCATTATTCTCAGGAGATGGAGAACTTAAAGCAACAAAAGCAAGGCCTAGACGATTGGGTCAATCAGCAGGCTGATGCTAGAGCTCAACAACTTGCCTATCAACAACAACAACAAACGCAGGAAGATAGGTATAGGGAACTTGAGTTAGAAGACCCATATGCTGCTTCGATACAAAAGTTACAAGATCAAGTGGCAAATGTGCAACGACAGGTGCAACAGGATACCTCTCAATTAAAAAATCAGGTAGCCCAATCTGCTTGGGAAACGAAGAAAGCAGAGTTCGCTAAACAAAATCCAGATTTACAAGCTGGTGATTGGGATACGATTTACGCTAAAGTGGCCCTGGGAACACCAATGGAAACTGCTGTAAATGAGAGAGCAAGTTATGTAAACTCATATAAACAGCAAATTATATCAGAACACACTAATAAACTTAAACAGAACTCTAGTTTGCCCCCTGCATCTGGAGGTGGATCAGGAGCACCGATTCCTTCCAGCGAAGAAAAGAAATATACAAACTTTTCTAGTGCAGACCATGTAGCTGATTTAAAAGCATATATGGATCAAATGGAGCAAGGAGAGTAAGGAGTAAGCTATGCCAGCAACAACTACCACATTTGATGCGGTGTTGAAGGACTGGTTTCTAGGAAAAGTACGAGATACACTGAATGAAAAAGTAACAATGTTTGATATTGCTAACGCAGCTTCTGAACGTGTTGGTGGTAGAAGACTTGTTTATCCTGTGCACGTTGGCAGGAACTTTGGTGTAGGTACTAGATCAGAACGAGGAACTTTACCTACTGCACAAAACGAAGTCTATGTAACAGCCACAGTATCGCCAAAATATTGGTATGGTCGCATTGAAGTTTCCGCACAGGCTATGAAACAGTCTCAAGGAGATAGAGCAGCATTTGCTGAAGCTATGTCCGAGGAAATGGATAGAATGACTCGTAACAGTCGTAAGTATTTTAATAGAATGCTTTATTTTGGTAGTCGTGGAGATTTATCTACAGTTGCTTCTAACCAATCTTCGGTCAATACAACAACTGTAAACGTAACATCTTCAACAGTAAATGTCGGAAGCCCACTTCGCTTTATTCAAGCTGGTATGATACTAGATGGATTAAGTGCTTCAGGTGCTGCCACAGAGACATCTTCTGTATCTACTGACTTCACTTCTGCTACAGTAGTTTCTGCTACTGTCGGAGCAAGTGGGTCTTCCACTATTACATTCTCAGCAACAGTTACTGTCGTATCAGGAACGATTATGACATTGACAGGTTGTGCTTTCAACGATTTCAATGGTGTTAATGATGGTATTGATTCTTCAGGAACATATTCTGGAGTGAGTCGTGATGCCTACAGTAACAAATCGTGGAGAGCCAATATTCTTGGGAATAGTGGGACTAACAGACCTCTTACGCTAAACCTATTGCAACAAGCATGGGATGCTGCTTCAGAGGCTTCTGGTGAAGATGACACTACTACTCACCTTATTTCTCACTACAGTGTGAGGCGTGAGTATTTAGACCTTCTTACACCAGATGTGCGATTCACTGCACAAACACTGAAAGGTGGACACAAAGTCTTAGACTTCAACGGAGCAGAGTTCCGATTTGAAGTAGACGCACCTTTCAATACTGTATTCGGAATCAATGCACCTTCATGGCATCTGTATAAGATTTCAGACTTTGAATGGGCTGATGAAGATGGATCAGTATTAAGCAGAGTTAGCAACATAGACTCATTTGAAGGATTTATGAGAATGTTCGGTAACTTTGGTACAGATGCACCGAATAAGAATTTCAGGATAACTGACATTCAAGCAACACTTTAACCTCTTAGTATCCAATTTCTCCCTGCTACACTGGTTAAAATAATATTAACCCACATGGGGAGACAGGCAGTAGGGAGATTTTGGGGTTAACTATGGCTCCAGAGGAGAGCAAATATGGCAATTAAAAATAGAAATATTGCAGCAAACAATCCAGCCAAAAGTGAAATGCTTCGGTTTGGATTTGAAGATTATGGTTCAGGTACAGCGTTAGCCGATACGAATCTATATATACCCGTTCCTCATAACGGAAGGGTAAAAGAGATTGTAGCTTTGGCAGGGATTTCTGGTGGTGCTGGAAACTCTGGTTCGGTTACATTAAACTTCTATCGTGCTAATTCTTCTTCCATAGCATCTGCCACAACAACAAGTCTATTGGCTTCTGGTGGAATTAGCTTCAACTCAGGAACAACTGTTGGTGCTATCTCTACTGCTACGCTAAACACTTCTATTGTTACTGGTAATAAAGGTGGTATGTTAGTAAGTGCAGGAACAACATTACTGATTAATAGTAATTTTACCGCCACTTCTACAGTGAATTTTATACAGGGATACATTCGTATCGAGTATGATGATTCACCTAAAGATGATGGGAAATAAATGAACCCTGATAGGTATATTCTAAACGAACTGAAACGGTTAGATGAAAACTTATCGGTCCAATGGAATGGAAGGAAGTGTCGTTGGGAAGTTTTTTACCGAAGGCACTTTCTTCGACCATCGGAACGTAAGAGATTTACTCACATAGCTACGTTTTATGATCGTGGAATACCCATTAAGTTGTACGAACCAAAACCTATAGACCGATGGCATATTTGTTTTTGGGAAGGTGATAACGGAGAGTTTAGATCGTTAGACTACGGATTGATACTTCAGTTAAAGGAATGGGATAACTGGAGACACGCAAGACCAGATGATATTTGGTTAGCAGCAGAGAAGGAAGAATACGAAGAAGAGAGACGTAGTTCTAGACAACAGAAAGAAATGTATAAAGATATTGCACTGGAAAATGATGGTGCATTGAGAAAACAAATGGATGATTGGGAATATCAGAATAACCGAGGATGGCACGTTTGGAATCCTACCAATTATCAAGTGGGTATAGATTTTAAAAATAAAAAGAAAAAGGTGAAAACCTAATGGCAACTACTGCGACTACAATTATAACGGAAGTAAGAACATTAACAGATACAGATAGTGCCACAGCTACATTGAGTGATGCTCAAATATTAAGGGCTGTAAATGCAGCACATGAGCATTATTATGATATAATTGTAGCGTCTGATGAAGGGTATTTTGAAGAAATACATACAGCAAGTTTAGTGGCAGATAGTCGTGATCTAAATCCTGCTGTAACATCAACATTCAAAAAAATTGATTTGGTCGAGGTAATACAAAGTGATGGAGACAGACAACCAGTTGTTCCATTGAGTGCTAAAACAGAAAAGTATTACTTTGAAGATGGTAGTATGACTGCTACTAGAAATGACCAATTCTATTATTATATAGAAGCAAATGCAGTGCAACTTGTACCTCCGCCAACACAAGCAGCAACCGATGCTATTGAAGTTACTTGGGTTCCCTCTGCAACAAGGCTTTCTACCACTACTACTGTAATAGATTGCCCTGATAGATGGGCTAAAGTAATTGCTTTGAGAGCATTATTAAACTTACAACTTCGCCTGCAAGATGGTCGTGATCCTACAATGGAACTTTCTTCAGAGGAAGCAATTCTTACTGCCACATTGGAAGGAAGACAGAGACAATCTCCGAGAAGGATCGTGCCCACAGATGATGAGGGGTATACAGTTGACGGAATCTGGGTTGGATGAACAGTTTGAAGAAGTAGATTGTCCTTTATGTAATTCAAAGAAACGTGATTTGTATTTTGAGCATGATGACGATCCATACTTAAACCAATTAAAAGTACCAAAAGATTTCAAAGTATCTTTCTATTACTGTGATGATTGTGAACTGATATACCAATCTCCTAGATGGACTAAGAAAACAGCAGACAGGTTTTACAGCAAGTTATATAGACCACAAGTACCACAACAAAAGAATGTAGATTATAAATTAAAGGATGCAGCAGATGTTTATGACTTCATTCACGAAGACAAGGTTTTTCCTAAATCAGGAAGGATGCTCGATGTGGGCACTGGCGAGGGATTGTTACCATATACCCATGAAAAGATGGGAGAGAATGGTGGGCCTAAGTGGGATACTTATGCGATAGAACCTAATAAAGTATATGCAGATTGGGCTAGGGCAAATAAGTTGTGTCAAGTGGAAACAGGGGAGTTTAAGAAGAAGTCTTGGCGTAACTTAACATTTGACTTAATTACAGCACAACAAGTGTTAGAACATATACACGACCCTGTAGCGTTTTTGAAGTTGTGTAACGATAGATTATATTCCGATGGTTGGTTATATATAGGAGTTCCGACAGTGGAGTATCCTTGGGGTAATGAATATAGCCGATTTAATATGATGTGCGATAACTTTACTGCTTCACCACATTTAACCTTATATACACCTAGAACACTAGGTAGAATGTTAAATAAGGCAGGATTTTATCTGGAACGATTAGACTATTACAGTAGAGGAATACGTTCCCTATCTCGCAAACTTCGCCCAGGAGAAACGCAAGAGCATTATGGTAGAGAGAATAGAAAGCGAATCGAAGAAACCTTCAAAAACTGTTGTGCACTTGAACGGGAGTACTTGGCTAAACAACAGGAATCTGTCAGCAGTGAAGGAGACAGCCAAAAGGATAAAGGAATGGAAATACCTGCTGTATCGAACCAAATGGCATAATGCAGGGAAAAAGTTTCTTAACTGGGTTTATACTCCAAAGTTTCCTATACATTTAGATATAGAACTTAGTTATGCTTGTAACTTTAAATGTACCATGTGTCCACAGGCATACGATGAAAATGTAAAGGGAGCCATGAAGTATGAATTGGCTGATCGTTTATTGGAAGAAGCTGCTGAGATGGGTGTATCCAGTATTAAATGGAACTGGCGAGGGGAAGCAACTCTACATAAACAGATTGCTCAGTTAACAAGGAAAGCAAAGGGTTTAGGTATCCCTGAAGTACAGTTAAATACCAATGGCAATATGAGAGGTTGCAAGGTAGAAGATTTAATAGACGCTGGAGTAGATAGAATTATATTTAGCGTAGATGGGAATACGAAAGATACATTTGAAGATATACGAATAGGTGGAGACTTTGACGAACTTACGAAAACGATTGAACAAGCAGTTTTATACCGAAACAGTAAAGGGTTATCTAAACCGTTTATTCGTGTGCAAATGTGCAAACAAAAAAGTAACGAACACGAAGTCGAAGGATTTGTCAGGAAGTGGAAAGATATAGTTGACGATGTAAGAGTATCGGCAGTAATGGATAGAGGAGCCGATGGTAACTTTCTGATAGACGATTGGATTGCAGTGGAGAGAGCAGTATGCAAACAACCTTTTCAAAGATTGACGATTGGATATGATGGCAAAGTAATGGGATGCTGTGCAGATTGGTTTGAGAACAGACCAGTAGGCGATGCCAATACACATAGTTTACAAGAGATTTGGAATAATTCTATAGAGTTACAAGATATGAGAGATGCACAACATGAAGGCAGACAAGAAAAGACTGCACCATGCGAGTCATGTTGGGCTAAAGACGCATGGGTATGGAGGTTAGGTAATGGCAAATAATTATGGATACCCAACTGGATCAGGGGTATCAGAGCTTATATCAGGCAATATAAACAAATTTTTAAACGCATTAGGTTTAGGAACTACAGGAGAAATGACACCTAAAGTACCAAGAACAAGGGACCCTTATAAAACATACAATCCTATAGCAGAAGCATTTCCTTCTGTAAGTCCTGGATTACCAGACGAATATGAAACTAATTTGGATCAGGTAAATGTTATGGATGAATTAAATATTCCTCCAGTAGGACAGAAAAGATATAGAGTTAATCGTTTACAAAGGTTACAAAATATAGATATGCCTATGTCTCCAGAAATAGGTAGATCATTATTTAATATTAATGCGTATAGTCCTGCTGGAAAAAATATAGATGCAACTGATGAAGATATTTCTTATGGTTATACTGCCGATCAAGCTGCTGCAATAATACAAATGCTTCAAGATGCTTTGAAAGACCCTGCATTATCTCCAGAAGATAGAAAAGTAATACTAGAAGTTATTGGAGCTCCAACTTCAAGTGGTAATATTGAAGGTGCTCAAGGAAGTGGTATGAGTGAAACTATTGGATCAACTAAAGATTTTATGAGAGGAAATTAAATATGCCAAAAGTAGGAAAGAAACATTATCCATATACAAAAGCAGGTAAAAAAGCAGCAGCCAAAGCAAGAAGTAAAATGAAAAAAGGGAAAAAGAAGTAGTGGATACCAAGTTTATAATTACTCTAGCAGTAGGTTTAGCACTTCAAGCAGCAGCAGGAGTTTGGTGGTTAGCTACTATGTCCGCTAAAGTACAGCACAATGACTTTCAGATACAGATGATATCTAAAGATGTAAGTAAAAACTCATCATTCGTAGAACTTTGGCCTGCTGGTAAATGGGGTAGTGGTAGTCTTCCTTCTGATGTGAGACAAGATTTAAAGATTGCTAACTTAGAGATGCAAATGCAGAAACTAAATGAAAAAATCTATAATGGTGGTTATAAAAAATGATTCCCATTGTAGTACAGGCCAGAATGGATTCAAGACGTTTGTATGGCAAAGTGTTGATGCCTATCACTGGTGGTTGTGCTTTAAGTCATTTGTTAGACAGATTGTTTATGACAGAAATGCCAGTTATTGTTGCCACTTCCGATAGAGATGTAGATAAACCTTTGCAAATGTTTTGTGAACATTATGAGTTAGAAGGATTTTATGGAGCAGTGGAAGTGCCGAAAAGGTTATGGTCTGTTGCTGAAATGAAAAATGTGGATCACATTGTCAGAGTAACTGCTGACGATATACTCGTTGATCCAGAATATCTCAGGAAAGCAGTGAAAGAACATTTACAATATGAAGCAGATTATACCTATATACCAAAGTTACCTAGAGGTTTTGATTGTGAAGTAATATCTAGAAAAGCATTGTTAGAGATTATGAAGATAGATCCTAATACAGAGTATATTGGGGAAATACTAAAAGATAAAACGCTATTCAATATACATGAAGTGGAAGTACCTAAAAGACATAGAAGACGTTTTAACTATGAGTTAAACGAATATAAAGACTTGAAAAGATTAAGAGAATTATTCTCTGATTTATTTAGTAATCATTCACCGCCATTTTGTCTCGATAATGTTATCGAGTATTTAGATTATCAAAAGTCAAAGGAAAAAGTGCGATGAACCCATTTTTTACAGTCTATATTCCGTTTCATACTTATGGTTATGCTATTAAAGCAAAAGATGCGTTACGTTCCTTAGATGCACAGTCGTTTACTTCATTTGAAACGATATTGATAGCCAATGGAACTTCGTTTCCTAGTTGGATGAATGAAGGAGATATATATAAAAGCACTGGCGTATTTGGTAGAAAGATAATAGGTGGTGAATATCATACGTTGGGAGCAGCAGCCAACGCAGCTATCGCATTAGCAAAAGGAAATTGGATAGTCAGGTTAGATGCTGATGATTACCTTGAATCAAACGCTTTGTGGCACTTTGTAAATACGATAGAGCAACACTCTGATAAACCTATTATAGGAGTGCAAGGACATTGGGATGAAGATAATCCTGATAAAGTAATGGGAGCAGGGTTAGCGATACAGACAAGTCTATTGCAAGAAGTTTGTGGATATAACGAAGAAGAACCTATCAATGATGGAGAGTCTATTGTTCGCAAAATATCTAATGAAGTTTTTGGAACTGCTACATCAAAATGGGGATTAGTGAAAACAGAGAAACCCATTTACAATTATGAACGACATGAAGGAAGTATGTCATGTCCAGGTTAGCGAAGCTATTCGGACCTGATGCGAAATACCCTTTAGTACGTTCCTACCAAGCAAAAGAAGCACCAGAGTTAGAGTTTATTGCAGGGCCATGTTCCGTAGAGAATTTGGAACAGATATATGCCATAGCGTGTGTGGTTAAGAAAGCAGGAGCAACCATGCTACGAGGTGGTTGTTATGTATATGGAACATACCCTCCAGAGAATAGTGGATTTGTAGCAGATAAATCACTATCTCTTTCAACAGCAGCAGATGGAAACAAACTTCCTTGGATAGTGGAAGTGATGGATGCACCAGATATGCAATACGTTACTGATGCAGATTGGATACAAATAGGTATGCGTCATGCACAACATTATCCGTTGTTGAAAGCGATAGCTTCTTATGGAAAGAAAGTATTATTAAAACGTGGTTCATGGATGACAGTCGATGAAACGCTTGGGGCTATAGAGTATTTGCTTCAACATGGAGCAGAAGATGTAGCAATATGCGAAAGAGGAATCGTTAGTTTTGAAGATCATTGTAGGTGGAGTTTCTCTGCTTCGTTTATTGCGATGATAAAAGAATATACTGCATTGAAAATAGTAGCTGATCCTTCTCATGGAAGTGGAGACAGAAAGTTAGTTCCTAGACTTGCCAGAGCAGGAGTGGCAGCAGGTGCTGATGGTGTGTTATGTGAAGTGCACCCTAACCCTGATGAGTCTGTTTCCGATGCAGAACAAGCGATTGATTACGACACCTTTGAAGAAGTAGTGAAAGGGTGCAAAGAAATAAAGGGATATATTTATGGCTAACAACCTCCAAATGCAAAGAGTGGAGTTTGGAAAGAATGTTGGTGGTATCAATGATTCCACGCAGATAACGTCTGTGAAAGAACATGAAGCGTTAGATATCCATAATGTTCGTTTAATTCCCACAGGTGGAATACGAAAAAGAAAAGGATATTACGTTGTCAATACAGCTAGTCTCGTTGGTTCTGGAACGATTACTGGTATCTTTAACTACTTACGTTTCACTGGAAACTCAGACTTAATTGTATGCGTAAATAGTGGAAGCGTTGCAAACAAAATATATAAAAAAGATGCTGGAACAAATACGTTCACTTCCATTACACCTTCAGGAACTTGGTCTGGTGGAGATGTAACTTTCGCTGTATCTAACGATATATTAATGATTGCGTCTGATGGTGGCTCTAACATATTACAATGGGATGGTTCCGCTACCGCCTGTACTGATTTAAACACAGCGACTGCACCTTTGGCAGAAGTGGTAAGTGACTGGAACAGACACGCTGTTGCTTTAAAGATACCAGCGAGGGGAAGTAACTTTGAAATATCACATCAGGGTGATTCTACACAGTGGAGAAATTCTGATCGATTTCCTACAGATAGACAAACTGTGGGAGCGACTACGTTATATGATGACTTATTTATCTTTACCACAGATAGAATGTATCGTGTATCAGGCCACGATAGGGATGATATCCGAATGGATGCAGTTAGGCTTTCTGTAGGGGCTACGAATCAAAGAAGTATAGTCAACGTAGCAAATAGAAACTTAATAGTCTGGCCTTGGAGAGAAAACTTCTATGAGTTTGATGGTGTTAATACACGCATTATATCTAATCGAATAGAAAGACCTCTCGCTAATACAAGTGATTTCTTTAATATTAATTTAGCAAAGTTCGATAACATACAAGGCGTGAATATAGCTTCTCAATCCAGAGTAAGTTTCTTGGTGGCAGAGAAAAATAAAACACAAAATAGCATTATATTGAATTATCATTACGATTTAAGAACACCAGACCCTAAGACAGGACAACCTATAGGTGCTTGGACTGTAGATAAGTATGATAGAAACTTTTCTTACTTAGGTGTCGCTATAGAAGATGATCAAGAAGTATTGTATGCAGGAGATTACGATGGTCATATATGCAAACTAGAAACAGGCGATGCAGATGGAGATTCTTCTGCTGATGCCAATGATGGAAACGCTATTGCTTCTCGATATCAAACAGGTCCATTCCATGCGAATATGCCTGACGTAACTAAGAGATGGAGAGAAATTATTCCTGTCGTTGGTCAGACTTCTAGTGGAACAGTAACGATATCTACCGCAGAGAATTGGGCTGGTAGTTTCATAACCGCAGATACTGTTGCTCTATCTACAGGAGGGTTTGCTTCTTATTGGGGAGTATCTAAATGGGGAGAAGATTTATGGGGAGCAGCGATATCAGTAATAAAAAGATTATCTTTATCAAACCGAAGTGAAGCACTCTCTATTAAGTTTTCTGATTCGAGTAAAGACCCTGCATGGCGAATTGATACTTGGGTATTGAGATTCCAAGTTCTACCAGGATTGAGGCGATTTGAATAATGCCATCTAAAAAACTTCGTAAACCATTGTTTATACAAGACTTAAACGACCAATTTGCACCAAGAGTTTTGCACGATAATGTCATGGGTATCTATCATTTCTTAGATACAAATATGGAGTGGGGTTCGGCTACCTCGAATACAGGTGTGTCATTATCAAAAATAAAGTCGGCAGATTATATTATTAACATCACTCCCTTAGCAGAAACAGGAAGTGCGACAGTTACAAAAGCTACTGCATCTTTCACTTATACAACAAGTGCAACAGTGGCATTTAATTATTTAGTTATTGGATCAAGTTAGGAGTTATTATGGGAACAGTTTCTCGCCCTTACACTTACACTGCTGGTGATGTTATTCAACCAGCCGAAGTTACAGATAACGAGACTACTTTATATACTCTCGTTAATGGGAACATAGACAACGACAACATAAATTCTTCGGCAGGAATTAAGGCAGCTAAACTTGATCTTGCCTCTGCAACTACAGCGTCATTCTCTACGAATGTGCTTATGTCTTTGTCATCTACAATTACATTGGGAACCACAACACAAACGATTGCTGTAGGTAGTTCTGCTACAGTAACTATCACCGCTAGTGGCGGAGTTGCCGAGATAGGCAAAATGACTGTCATAGCTAGTGCTACTGTCGGCAATCTTAAAGTGTCAGGTACTGCGACATTAGGTGCATTGGCTACGCTAGGTACATTAGTCGTATCAGGAACTGCTACGATAAGTGGTCTGGTATGTAGTGGCACTGCGACTGTCGGAGATTTAAAAGTATCTAACACAGTTACTATACCGAACTTAGTGGTATCAGGAACAGCAACACTTGGCAACATTATAGCAAGTGGTACAGCAACTTTAAAATCAATAGTAGTAAGTGGAACTGCTACGATAGGAGACTTAAAGGTATCGAATACCGTTACCTTACCTAATTTAACAGTGAGTGGAACTGCTACGTTGGGTAACATTATAGCGAGTGGAACTGCTACATTGAAGTCTATAGTATGTTCTGGAACAGCCACTGTTGGTGGAATAAAGGCAAGTGGAACAATAACAGGTAATTCGTTATTGATATCTGCTACCACTACATCTAATTCATTAGTTGTGAGTGCTACTGCCACAATCAATACAATGGTTGTATCAGCGACAGCCACACTAAATACTTTAGTCGTATCGGCTACATCTACTCTGAAAACAATCGTAGTAAGTGGAACAGCAACAGTTGGTGATTTGAAAGTAAGTAATACCGTTACCTTGCCAAACTTAACAGTAAGTGGAACTTGTACGCTAGGAAATATTATTAATAGTGGTACAGCGATAACCAATTCGTTATTAGTTTCTGCAACATCAACCATGCTTTCTCTTGTAGTAAGTGCTACAGCTACATTGGGAGATTTAGTAGTAGATGGTCGTGGATTAGGGAAGGTGTTGCAAGTAGTGCACACTACTACTACTAGTGAAACTCAAACTACTAATACTTCCTTTGTTACTACTTCACTTTCTTTAGATATACTACCAGCAAGTTCTGCTTCTGTAGTAAATATTGGCTTACATGGAAATATAAATATAGGTGGAACTAGAGGAAATTGGTGTTATTGGACTATATTTAGATTTACAAGTGGAACTACAACAGGAACTAACATATCTGGAGAAGACGATGGATTTGGTGGAGTATACATTGAGCAAGATGGTGCTAATTTTGATCTTCATGTTCCAATGGCTGGTTTTTATGTAGATTCACCAAATACAAATGTTACTGCAACGTATGCGGTGATGATACGAGTTACTGGAGGTACTGGTAAATTTAATCAGAATCAACCGCATAAAGCGTCAATGGTTCTTTCTGAGATAGGAGCATAAAATGGCAAGTATTTTAGAGTCTATATTGGCATTGCAACCTGATTCTAAGGTTACTGTTAAGGAAGATGATGTTAATAAAATTAACTGGCACGATGGAAATCCAAATAACATTACCAACCAACATATATTAAATAAAAAAGCAGAGTTAGAGTCTCAATATACTAACGAAGAATATAAAAGAAATAGAGCAAAAGCATACCCTTTATTTAGTGAGTTTATTGAAGCATATACCGAGAAAGAAATTTTAGACAAAACTGATAAATGGGATGCGTATGTGGAGAATTACAATAAAGTAAGAAGCGATTTTCCAAAACCATAAGGATATAATTTATGAACTGTAAATGTAAATTTCCATGTATATGTAGTTTGGTAACAGTCATTGTCGGTATTATTGTCGGCATTGTTATATATAAGATAGGATTGTAATGAGTTACTTAGGGGTAGGTGTCAGTGCATTTTTAGCATTGATAGGTGGGTTATATATCGTATTGCAACTGTATGCTTATCCTTTACCAGAAGGAAAGAAATTAGAGGTGCGTGTTCATACCAACGAGAAGATGGTAGAGAGTATGGATATGAGACAGAGGTCTATAGCAGATAAGGTAGGAAAGATACATGGTATCTTGGTTGATCAACTTAGAGACAAAAATCACGATTAACCGCCCTAGAGGTGTATATGGATAATGCAGGACTTTTGAAGAAGGAACAGTTAAAAGCTAGGAACGAAAAGATAATGCAAGGTTGGTTACACAAATGGGTATCCAATACTGCAACTAACTATGGAAGTAAACTGTTAGGCGAAGAAGAAAACTTTGCTAACTTGTTCATGGCACATAAAAACAAACCTGCATTGATTACAGGATCAGGACCTAGCCTTGAAGATACAATACCTCATATAAAGAACTTCGATGGGTTGGTTATCAGTACCAATAGTTCTATGAGTCTATTGATGAAGAATGGTATTAAACCAGACTATGTACATATTTTCGATGGTCAATATAAACCAGAGAGAATAGGAAACCTTCCCATAGATGACGTTACATTGATATGTGCAACTTTTGTTTTGCCTGAGATGGTAGAGTTCTGGAAAACGAAAGGGAAGGTATATGGGTTCAGTGCTTTTGATCCAGAGGAAGCATGGTTCAAAAAGTATATGTGGTATATGTACCGAGACTATGTAGGTATTCCCACTAGTGGTTCGGTAGGCCCTAACGCTATTCGGTTAGCAGCCTATATGGGTTGCAATCCCATTATCTTAACAGGGTTAGACCAAACCTTCACTGGTGGTAAGTATCGAGTAGATCAGTATGACTACGTTGATGGCAAATATGTACTGAAAGATTTTGATCACGAAGAAGCGATTAACAAGCAACCTATCAGTTATCACAATGGCAAACAGCTTTGGTATATCACAGGAATGATGTACCGAACAGCGATTGTAGGGATAGCAGATGAGTTAAGGGATAAAGGATTGTCGGTTGTTCGTTGTCATAATAAAGGCGATAAGAATTTTTATAAGGTAGAAGGTGTTCTACTAGAGGAAACTAAAGGAATTGAAGTGATGAACGCTACGATGAGTGGTGTATGGAAGAATGAACTTCCGAGATACAATTTAGTTGCATAGGGGAAAATAATGGCTATAAACAATTTAGAACAGGCAGCGATGACTGCTGCTTCTACAGGGGTAACTCCTACTAGAGTACCTCAGTACGAAGATAGGGCTGGTGATGAATGGATGTCTTATGTTCCAGAAGCGTATGGACAATTATCAGATGCTATTAGAAGGCAAAGACAAAGAGAAGTAAGTGAGTTGGAATCAGGTATTCCAGAAGCTATAAGACAAGCAGCACAACCAATGGCTAGGCGTGGTCTTTATGGATCAGGGTTACAACTAGAAGATATTGGACAAGCAGCTTTGCAAAGACAGATTGCTATAGATAAAGCAAAAACTCTTGCTGAGATAGACCCATTGAAAGCACAAATAGCGATGGGAGACTTAGCACAGCAACGTGGCACACAGAGAGCACAAGAGTCTCGAAGAAGGTATGAGCAAGAGGAAGCATACTCTCAACAACAAAAAGCAAGAGATGATTTGATGAAACAAGCTGCTGGTGCAGGAATATTAAGTACTTTGACAGGTAGAAATCCTATTTCCGAGTTATTGTTTGGAAAACAGACTAGCCCATTGGAACAAGCACTTCTTGCTTCGGTAACTGGTGGAAAAGGACTTGGAACAGGAGCCTCTCAACAAGGTGGCTTAGTTCAAAAACTAGCGTCTTCTTTAGGTCTTGGCAAATTATTTGGGTTAGATAAAGACCTTCCGATTCCAGAAGAATGGAAAGAATCGGTTATCCCTAGTGTTGCAGGAAGTGCTCCTTATCAATATGATGATGCTGAAGGTTTGCTTAGTTTAGGAATAACAGAGAGTGAAATACCTGAACTTCAAGCAGCGTTTGGGGGTCCTGATTTTGACGAAAGTGATATTTTTACACTTCAAGAAGCGTTTCAGGGTCCTGATTATGAACCTTTTGGAGATACCTTTGATTCTACTAGTACAGATGGGTTAAAGGTGGCAAGTTTGGGTAACTTGAACAATCTAGGAATGAAAGTTCCAACTCCTGTCGATTCTTTCACTAAAGAACAATTAAGTAGAATAGACCCCAATAGAAATATTGACAGTTCTATTATATCTAAAGATACTCCTATTATGGAAACAGAGGGAACTAATATATTTAGTGGTGTAGGAAAAGCAATAGATGAAATTCCATTCAAATCTACGCTAGGTTCGTTAGCGATAGCATCTGCATTAAACCCTGAAGGAGTTAAGGGTGTTGCTTCTAATCCATTATCTTTCGTTGGCCCTCAAATTATGGGTGCTGGTAAGGTTGGAATAGGAAATATAGCAAGTAGTTTATTGAAAGGACAAATGCCTAGCTTTGCAGGAGCATCAATATCTCCTTTGGCAGCTACAGCAGTAGGTGCTCCAATGGCTTTAATAGGTGCTGGTATTGCAAGTAACAGAAAAGCTAGAGCACAAGCAGAGGCAGAGGAAACTAGAAATAGAGCAGGTAGTGCTCGATATAATTTGATCGGTGGTGAATTGTGGATGGCTGGAAATAAAAGAACTTCCCCTGTTCTTGAAGAAGCTAACAATAATTGGAGAATGACAGATCAAATTACAGGAATGGATAAAATATATTCAGAAGACCCTAGAAGGTCTGTAATAACTGCTAACAGTGAAAAATCTATGTCTGAACGTGGACAAGACTTTGCTAGAGAAGCTGGTATTGATTACACCAACCCTGACCCTGACATTCAGAACACAAGTCAGAAATGGTTAGGAAAACAGCAAGTGTATAGTGAACTTATTCCAGAATTAAAACCTATATTCATGGCTGGTTTAAAAGGACAAATGCCTAGAGAACAAGCTGAAGATAAAATAGCAGAAATTTCTAATAGGTATTTCATAGATAATCCAAGAATTGGAGAAGTATATACTCTAAATAAATCTATCAATGATATGAAAGAAATGAATAGAACAGAAAGTGAATGGAGTATGAATAAAAGAATCAAAGAATTAGAGTTTGAAAGGGAAGAAATGAAAGAACTTCTTCCTAGAGAATGGAAGACACTCGCAGGATTTAAGCCTGAAATTATTGAGATTGATTACATTGAAGACGAACAAGGATAGGAGGAGAAAATTATGGTATCTCCTTGGGTAGCAGGTGCGTTGAAGGGTGTGGAAAAAGGGTTAGCACAAAGAGAATTACAAAGAAAAAATGATTTAGCAAATACTTTTAAATTAATGACTTTGCAAAGCACTCTAGCTAGTAACAAACTGAAACGAGAAAAATTAATACAAGAAAATAATGAAAAATTAGGAAAGGAAAAGACGCTTCAGTATTTGTCAGGATATACACCTCCCAGAACAGATGATCAAGGAAATGTTGTTCCTGAAGTAGTAAAAGTTACTCCATTGTCTACTATGACAAATCAATCCCCAAAAGCACTTTATGAATTAGGAAAATTTCACCCATCTTCTTTGGCTATGTTGACTAGAAAGGGAGCATTAGCAACAGCAGAAAAAAACACATTGGTGCAAAATATTATAGACCAGTATGGTGTTACAAAAACAGAAGCACTAGATTTTGTAAATAAAAGATACAAATGGCAAGTTGATCCACTTACTGGAAAGATTATAACAATTGATAAATTGAAAAATGAACATGGGAGTCCTATATCTCCTGTCGGAAATATAAATATTCCCTCTGCTCCTCTTGGCAACAATACACTCTCAAACAAAAAAGTAAATCAATTGCCAGTAAATTTAGGTGAAAAAAAAGCTTTCACTGATATAGATATAGAAGTCTTTGGAAATCAAAAGGGTATCCCTAGTTATTTAAAAAATGGAAAAACAAATCCTGAAATGGCAAAGTTTATTAATCTTACAAGGGAAAAAGAAAGAAAAGACAGGATAAGATACGGAATAGGTAGTAACTTAAACCAAAATTCAACAATAAATAATATCTCCAAAATGGGTACTTTTTCCTATATACCAACTATGAAAAATTTTGGGCAAAGATATAGAAACCGAGTTTTTGGGCCTAAAGCCTCACAACCTATGCAAGACACAAACGATGTATCGTCTTTAATTACTAGAAATTCTATATTTGGGGGAATTGGAAAAATTCAAGATAAGATTGATAGCTTTCCTATACTTTCTCAATTTTGGTCCAATGAAAGAACAAGAAAATTTGCAGAATATAGAGCAAGGATGCAGGGACTTAGAAACGCTGTGGTTCAAGTAAATACTTTCGGTGAAAGAATGGGGAAGTCAGCTATAAGATTTTCTTTACTGCAAGTTCCTGACGCTGATGCATGGTTTACTAACCCTGACAAAGCAGCAGGGCAATTAATAGGATTAGTGAGAACTTTAAATGTCAGAGCACAATTTATAAAAGAAAAACTTAAAGACCCAAATATACACAAAAGTCTTGTAGAACCATATCAAGATAAGCTAGGGGAGATAGAATATGCACTTGTTTTGGCAGGAAATCCTTGGACTATTCCTAAAAATTTAACATTAAATAAACAAGCTTTTCAAAGTATTGCTGAACAAACATTACCTAGAAATATAGTAAAGATGTTTGAATCTAATGAAATATTTCTTCCTAGAAAAAAACAAAAAACAAAAGAAGAAGAAAGACGAGAAAGAGTAAAAAAATCAATGGAGCAGGGTAAGAGAAAAAAGAAAAAAACAGACCCTCCTCCAGTGGGGACTAATAATTCTGATACTATGAAACTTACAATAACAAAGATAAAAAAATTAACAAAGAAAAAACAAGACCAAGACCCAGTAGGTGTTCCTACTAATAAAACACCACATGCAGGACGTGGCCGAAGAAGTCGTCGAAAATATCTTGATATACCAGTTCCTTACAAAGTGAAAGGAGAAGAATAATGATTGAAAATTCTCCTGATAGAGAAAATTATGTAGTTGAGTTTAAAACTGAAGAAAACTCTGTAACTGGTGGAGATACTATTCCTATCACTCTCAGTGTTCCAAAAGGAACAAGTGAAAAAGTAATTTCACAAAAAGCAGAAGAAATGGCTAGACAAAAAATAAGAGAGTATGAAACAGAATATGGAGATAAAATTCCTAAAGAATATTTAGATGCACAAACCTTTCCAACTATGGGAAGTAAATTTGCTCCATTGGAAGAACCTACGGAACAGGAAGCACTTACACAACAATATAAACTTCCCATGTCTGCATTACCTTTCAAAGATCAGGTAGCGAGAATTAGAGACAAACATGCCATTGGCAGAGAAAGAATATCAATACCTGACGTTTACGGAAAAAAGTTTGGTCACAAATCTTCTTGGAAAGAAACATTTGACATAGCAACTCTAGCAGCAGGAAAAGCATTTAAAGGTGTGAAGGAAAAACTTCCCTATGATTCAGATATAGCCTATAATCCTTTGTCTAAAGTTATGGCTTTGGCTTACGCTGCACCTGCTGCTCACGATGCTGTTTCCAGAGCCTTAGAAGATTCTAAAGATGTTCCATTTGCAAAATTAATAGGTAATACGTTTAAAAATTTTGTTGAAAATATGACTACTGCATCCTCTCAAAGGGGCCCTTCGCAACCTCTGCCAAATTTATCTTACGATCCATCAGACCTTGTTCCCCAAAGTGGAGAAACTTTGATAAATTATGCTCAAAGATTGGAAAGAAAATATCCTTGGTCTAAACTTTTGATGGATGGTGTTATTGAATATCAAGGAGCAAAGTACGGAGGAAGGGCTCTAGGTATAGGTAGTAAAGGAAAAGGAATTGGAAAATTATTAGGAAGAACAAGGCAACTTGTTGGTGCTGCGTTGGGAACAGGATCAACTTTACACGCATTTCAGGAGGTTGGATGGCAAGAGAAAAATACTATGCAGAAAGCGTTGGCTGCTACTTTTGAAGTAGCAACTCCCCTTGCTTTAGGTGCTTTAGGAAAAGGTAGAAAATTCATAATGCAGGGTGCTCTGGGTGCAAAAGCAAAACAAGCTCTCCAAGATTGGAAAGTAGGGCAAAAAATACAAGAAATATTTGAAGGGCTACCTTTTGGAAAAAGACCATCTGCTAAATTATATAAGTCTCTGGAAAGAAGTGGATCAAAAATAATTCCAACCGAAAATACATTTGCTTCCACTAGAGGAAAATTAGAATGGATTCTAGGAGATAAAATAAAGGGAGGAGTGAAAACTCCTTTTTCCGAAGCTGCTGATACAGGAATACCAGAACTAAAAACTATTCAAAGTTTGGCACTTCAGATATATAACACAATCGTTCCAAAAGAAAAAGCTGTGGGAGAAATTGTTCGATCTGGAACTAAGAAACAAGTTTCGAGAACAGGAACAGTGTGGACTCCATCAACAGTAACAGAACCTCAACCAATAAATATTTATGATTTAACCAGCAATATTCAAATGTTAGGAGGTTTAATTGGAAGCAGTAACCAAGCAAAACTTCTTGGTGCTTCTAAAGGTATATTTCATCTTTTACATAACGATTTAGATGATATATTGATAAGTAAAGTAGCAAGAAAAGCTGGTGTTTCAGACATTATACGCACAGAAGAAGGGGATAGATTTTATAGAATGGCAGATGGATCGGTAGTTGATAATTTAGACCCCTCTAAAGTTTCATTGAGATATAGTAGTGTAAACGATTTAGTAGAAGATACTGATTATGTAATAAAAAATATAGAGGGAAAAGATTCTTTTTATCATCCTGTAAAGGGAGATGCACCAAAAGCAATAGGAACCTTTAAAGAAGCCCAGAAATTAAGAAAACAAGAATATGCTATGGATGAATTTAATCAAATTATAGAGAGACGCAGAAAATATGTGCAAGGAGAACTCGACCCACAGGTAGACGATCCCATTAAAATTGTGAATAAAATTAGGGGATTGACTACTAAAGGACATCCAGACTACAGTGCAAACTTTGTGGAAGGTATGCGATCTTCAGGAAATTTAAAAGTTTGGAACTCTCTCGTAGACGAAATTATTGCGTTTGCCCCTTACGAAGGGGGGGGAGGTTTGCAAATCAGGTCTAAGATGGCCAACTTGATGGAAAGATTATTAAGACCAGTTGTTGGTGTTATTTTGGGTAGTACAATTGCTGGTCCAGTCGGTGGTGCAGTTGGTGCGATGCTTGGTGCAAGAGGACCAGAATATTTGCTTAAATTTGTAAAAACTGAACGAGGAAGGAAATTTATAGCTTGGGCTGTTAGAGATCATATGATGGATATTCCTAAATATGCTGGTGCTGGTGGTGTAATAGGAAGTTACTTAGGAAAAGATGTACCTTATTCTGAAAAACCAGATGTTATTGCATCAAAAATTCCTTCGTTGGTACGTCCAACATTGTTAACACTAGACCAATATTGGAGAAAATACAGAAAATCTCTTACAAAATCTGAAAGAAAAAAATTGCCATTATTTATAGATAAAGTGATAAATTAAACATTGACAACCCTACAGAGAGGGTTTTATGATATACAAGACTGCAATTCTAGCACTAAGTATGTTCTTTATGCTTGGTGCTACTCCGACCAAGGAAAAACAAGAAGTAATTCGATTTGTTATGCCTAAAAATATGTCTAATT